CGGTAAGTTTTGCAACAATTATTCAGCAAACGTTTGAGTTTACTGACCAAATTACAGACCTTGCAAAAGCATTTGATATTACTATTTCTGAAACTTTGGCATTTAGAGATGCATTGGTTTCTGCAGGTTCAAAAGCTGATGCCGCAGAAAAACTAATGTCAACTTTGTTTAGCAAAATTGATGAAGGTCGAAGTGGTAATGATGCAATTATTGCTCAATTTGAAAAGCTAGGTATTACTTTTTCTGACTTAAAAAATTTAGCACCTTATGAAGCCCTGCAAAGGGTTGCACAAGGATTCACGCAAATAAATGATACGTTTGAAAGAACAAAACTAATACGAGAGTTTTTTGGTAAAGGTGGTATTGGTCTTACTATTACAGACTTTGCTGATTCGATGGCGCAAGGAAGTGACAAAAATGATAAATACGCGGATGCCCTTGAAAAAGTTGGGCAAGTAAGTGATAACGTCAAGCGAAGCCTTGAAAACTTAAAAATTGCTTTAGCCGGATTAATGGGTCAGTTTGCATTGCCCGGCGGCGTTGTTAGTGCAGAAAAATTTACGCAAATTCTTTCAGCATTAGCGTATGGCGGCATTGCATTAGGCATTGGCAAAATTGCAGTAGCTTTTTTTGAATTAACCCGAGCCATTATTGCGGCCCGCAGTGCGGCGGTTTTATTTAATTTAACTGCCGGCGGCGCAAGTCCAATTGGTATTGCAATTAAATTACTTGCGGCGGGCGCGGCGGCAATTGTTTATTTTAAAGGCGACCCAACGGCGGGCGGCAAAGAATCATTTGCAGACAAATTAAATGCTAGCAATGAAAAAGACAAAGACATTTTTGCTACAGCAACCGGCGGCGCAACAAGTGACCCCGTAAAAGAATCTGCAGAAGAAGAAATTAACTTTACAAAAGCGGCAAAAGCAAAGCAAGCGCAAGTTAATTTAACAAGGGCATTGCTTTCACTTGACAGAGAACGTGCAAAATTAGCAGATGACTTTTTAAACAAAGACGATTTAAGCAATCAATATAGGACAATTGAATTAGGCCAACGAGAAAAAATATTACAAATAAATTCTAAGTTAGCCCAAGAATTGTCAGTTATGGATGGCGAGAAAAGTGCCGGTCTAATTTTACAAACCAAAGAATTAGCCGCCGCCGAAATTGGCAGAGCAAATCAAGAAGCCGGAGACAAAAAACGGTTAGCACGTTTGCAGTACGAGCATGCATTAAAAATGAAACAGATGGAGGCCGAAAACGATTACCTCCGGACACTTGATTTGCAAGGTGCAGACAACGACCAACAAACCGCCGCGCAAATGGCAGAAGCAGAAAATATGCGTATTAGGGCAAGGTTGGATTTATCAAACCAAGTCAAAGAAACTGTACGCCTTGCAGACGTTGAAAATGAACGACAAAAATTTGGTCAAACTTTATTAATGCAAGACCAACGTTCTGCAGACTTAGCACTTGAACGCTACGATTTAGAATTAAAAATTGGCGATTACAAGCGTGAAGCAATGACAAGGGGGGAGACAAATCCCGCAGTATTGCAAGCAATGGAAGATGATTTGCGGCGAGTTGGCAATGAAGCCATCAGATTAAAGCAAGCAAATATTGATGCACAGCGCACGTTTGAATACGGTTGGGCACAGGCTTACCATTCATTTATTGATGACGCAAACAATGCCGCCCAAACTGCCCGCGATACTTTTAATGTTTTTACAGGCAATATTGGTGCGGCAATTGACAATTTTGTAAGAGGCGGCAAGAGTGCTTTTAAAGATTTAGCGCGAAGCGTTATACAAGATTTAATTGCCATACAGATGAAGGCACAAGCAATGCGGTTTTTAAATGCCGCATTTGGAATGATGAGTGGCGGCAACCCTGCAATGTCAAGTCAATACTCTTTAGACTTTGCCGGAGTTAAATTAGGTCAACGGGCATCCGGCGGGCCGGTAACTGCAGACAATCCGTATGTGGTTGGAGAAAATGGTCCGGAATTATTTTTACCAAATAAATCAGGTTCGATTATTCCGAATCATGCAATGGGTTCAATAGGCGGCGCAACAAACGTTACAAACAACTACATTAATGCAATTGATGTAAAGTCATTTGAGGATAGATTGCTCAATAGTTCGACTGCAATTTGGGCGGCAAATCAGTATGCAAATAAGTCACTTGCAGTCAGTAGAGGTCGAGCATGAGTTTCCAAACTATTTTTGAGATACAACAATCCATGACGGTGGACAACCGCCGTATGGTAGGGCAACAAGTTGCGCGGTCAGGATACATTACCGTAGCGCAATACATGACTGCTGTGCCTTGGGTTTTTACAATTACTCCGCACGATTATTTGTATTACCCGCAAGTCAGGGATGTAATTCAAGCCATTGACAACAAAGACAGGCAATTGGCAGAATCAATTAGCTTTGCAAGTTCTAATTTATCGTGGTTTCTTTCTATGCGCGGAACAGCAACAACCGCCGTATTAAATGGTGCGCCCGCCGCCAATACGCAGACGCTTGCTCTTACGTCAAACGGTACATTCAAAGCCGGAGATTTTGTAATGGTTGGCGGTTATGTGTACAAGGTTACAGCAGACAGCGCGGGAACATCAATTAACATTCATAGGCCATTGATAGGCGCACCCGCATCAGGCGCGGCTTTGGCATTAGGTACTGCTTGCACCTTTAGCGTAGTCGCTGAAGTTTGCCCTACATACACTTTAAATCCAATGGCAAATGGTGCTTATGTGCAATGGGACCAACCTTTCGTTTTTAGGGAATACATTACATGACGACAATTAATGCGGTAACGGGAACGCAGATTAATCATGCAGAGTTTGTGCGCCTTACAGTTGGTACGGCACTAACTGTTTATACGTTTTCTAATGCGCCCGCACCAATAACAATTGACGGTATAACGTTTGCAAACCTTGGGGCATTGTTAAACGTAGGCGATGTACAACGCGACATTAAAGCAACTTCCGATGACATGACTATTGCATTGACCGGAATTGACCCTGCAAACGTTGGCATTATTTTAGGCAACGAAATTAAAGGTTCGCTTGTCGAAATATGGCGCGGTTTTTTTGATTCGAACAATCAGATTATTACAACTCCAACGCAACAATTTTTTAAGCGGTATCAAGGCATTATTAACAGCGTTTCAATTTCAGAAGATTTTGATACGCCAAACAGAATTCGTGTTGCAACTTGTAACATATCTTGTTCGTCAATGCGCCGAGTTCTTGAGAACAGAATGTCAGGCGTAAAAACAAACAAGCGAATGTGGCAATACTCATATCCGGCAGATGTTTCAATGAGTAGAGTATCTGAGATTGCAAACACTTATTTTGACTTTGGTGGATTACCAAAAACGCAAACCCAAGCAAGCGAAACAACCGTTACGATGGACTCCGGCGGCGGGGGAGATGGCGGTGGCGATGGCGGGTCGCCATGATAAGACTTGCGACACGAAACGATATACCAAGATTATTAGAAATTGTAGAGGCTTATGCATATGAAAACCCAATTAAAAAACTTTCTGAACAAAATAACCACTTCCCTCGGTACGTTGAAGAATTATTGTTTAGCATTATTTCGGGGCGCGGTTTTATTTACATTGACTCGCATCTCCGTGGTGCGATTGTGGCTTATAGAACGGGTAACATTTGGTCGCCCAAAGTAAAAGAATTAAACGAATTGTTGTGGTGGGTTGAGCCGGAACACCGCAACGGTACAGTAGGCGGTAGGCTTTGGAAAGCGTTTGACGATACAGCAAATGAGATGCTTAAAAATGGTACGGTTGATATTGTTATTACTTCCGTTTCAGCAAGCGGGCCATTAATTGATTACCGAAAGCGCGGGTATGCCGCGATTGGTGCAAGTTTTGTAAAGGAATAGAAATGGTTGGAACGTTAATTGTTGCGGCGGCGGCAAACACTACGGCGGCGGCGGTAGCCGCGTCTTTTGCTTTGACTGCGGCGGCGTTTGCAGTTAACTTTGCTATTTCGCAAATTGTTACCCGTATTTTTATGGACAATCCCGAAGGTCAGCAAGACATGGGAGTTCGGCAACAAGTACCGCCAAGCAACGTAAATGCAATACCCGTTGTTTACGGCGATGCTTATATGGGCGGCACATTTGTTGATGCGGTATTGACAACTGACCAACGCAAAATGTATTACGTTTTGGCGGTTTCTAGCATTAGTCCAAATGGTCAATTTGCTTTTGATCAAACGGATATGTATTACGGCGACCAGTTAATTACTTTTTCGGGCGCAGTACCCGGTAAGGTGGTTTCGTTAACTGACCAAGCCACAAACGTAGATACTAAAATTGACGGTAATTTATTTATTTATTTGTATACGTCAAATCAAGCCGGAACAATTACGGCATTAAATAGTAGCGGTGCGTTGCCAAGTACGATTATGGGCGGTGCAGATATTGCAGTTGGTCAACGTTGGCCCGCAAGCGGTAGGCAAATGAATGGTTTGGCGTTTGCTATTGTTGTTTTAAATTACAACCGCGATGCCAATACAACAAGTTTGCAACCAATAACGTTTCATGTTTCGCATACATTGAATGGCACAGGGGTGGCAAAACCCGGAGACGTTTGGTATGACTACATTACAAATCCAATTTACGGTGGTGCAGTTGATGCCGCGTTTGTAGAAAGCGCAAGCGCAACGGCATTAAATGCATACAGCGATGCAACCATACCCTATACGCCATCCGGTGGCGGTTCAGCAACCCAAGCAAGATACCGAATTAATGGCGTACTAGATGCGGGCCAAACGGTTCTGTCAAACCTTGACCGTATTATGTCTTCGTGCGATTCATGGATGACATACAGCGCGGCTTTGGGCAAATGGTCAGTAGTAATTAACAAGCCTGAATCTACTGCATACGCGTTTACTGACAACAATATTGTCGGAGACATACGAGTAAGTGCAAGCGACATTACCGCATCAATCAATCAAGTAGAAGCACGTTTCCCGTTTAAAGAAAACAGAGACCAAGCTAATTTTGTATTTTTAGCTTTGCAAGAATTAAACCCTGCATTGCTTTACCCGAATGAGCCGGTCAATAAATACTCAATCACTTACGACCTTGTAAATGATTCTGTACAGGCAACTTATCTTGCCAACCGATTGCTTGAGCAAGCCCGTGAAGATTTAAACGTTAGTTTTAATACAACTTATTACGGTATACAAGTTGATGCCGGTAACGTTATTTCTGTAACCAATAGCGACTACGGTTGGAATGCAAAGTTATTCCGCGTAATGAAGGTAATGGAATCTTCTTTGCCGGATGGTAGTCTAGGTGCGCGGCTAGAGTTAAACGAGTACAGCGCGGCGGTATACGATGATGCAAGTATTGTGCAATATAGTCCAGTTCCCAATAGTGGATTGCCTTCTGTATCTTATTTTTCGCCGTTAAGTGCGCCAACGGTAGTAGGGTATCCAACGGTTAGCGTGCCAAACTTTTCTGTAACTGTTCTTGTGCCAACAACCGGTCGAGTAACTTACGGGAACTTGTTTTATACGACAACGCCCGGAACGGCTACGTCATGGAAATTATTGGCAACTGCTGAATCAGCTAATTCTGTACCCGTAGTTAACGGGGCTTCTTATACATTTTTAAATCAAGTTTTAAGTGCGGATACTTATTATTTTGCTTTTGTTGTTGGCAACGATGTTAGTCAATCTGTTTTAAGTCCGGCAAGCACAGCATTTGTATGGGCACCAGTAT